AAAAATACAAAACTTGACTATGATACATTCTCTAATTATATGGATATGTACGAAGAAAAAAGAAAAAAAAAACATTCAACAAGCAAAAATCCACACCCAAATAGGGTTATAAACCAAAGGCACAGACCCGTTGCACCGCCCAGTAAACCAAGAGTAGCAAAATGGACGGGAAATATAGGCAGTTTTGCTCAACACAAGACAGGTGGAGGTAGATGGAATTATGGAATATAGCAAATTGAAAATAATATAATATTAATAAATGTTTATTATATTATTATTATGCCCACTAAAGCACAACTCGCAAAAACACTCAAAGGATTAGACGAAATGGTGATTGACCGCCAAAATGAAATAATAACCCAACTTGAAGAAGAATTATATAAAGAACAAATAAAAAATAAAAAATTATTAAGAAATCTAAAACAATTAGATGAATGTATATTATTAGCCCATCGTGGTAAAGTGAAACAAAGATATGAAGAAATGGAAAAACCCTGGATTGAAGAAATGCGTGAATTACCAGTAGAATGAAGATAGTGATTCAGAATAAAATCATGACTAATATTATATGAAAATACTTGAATTATTTAGCGGAACGGGAAGCGTTGGAAAAATAGCCAAAGAGAAAGGTTGGGAGGTAGTAAGTGTAGATATACGAGCATATAAGTATCATGAGCCTCCAACTCACTTGATAGATATATTAAAATTTGATTATAAAAAATATAAAAATTTTGATATAATATGGGCATCGCCACCATGCACATATTTTAGTGCATTAATAAAACCTTGGATAGGAAGAGAAAAAGGAAAAAAAGGAAATAAATATATATATACTCAAGAATTATTCGCACTCGATTTTAAAAAAGGAATAGAATGGGTAAAAAAAGTCTTGGAAATAATAAATTTTTTTAATCCTAAATACTGGTATATAGAAAATCCAGAAACAGGAACATTAAAAAATCAAGATTTTATGCTTGACTTGCCTTCATATACTGTTGATTATTGTAGATATTGTGATTGGGGATATAGAAAAAGAACAAGAATATGGACAAATAAATTAAATTTCTCTCCAAAATTATGTTTGGGAAAAGGTAAATGTAATAATATGATTAATAATAAACATAAAAAAAGTTTAGGTACACATAAGAAAGACCAACCAGCAATTGGTTGTGGTCAAAATAGAACTATGAAATTTAGAATTCCCCCAGAACTCTTGAGAGAATTATTCATTTAAAATGGCATATAAACTTTCCACTTTCTGGACAAATGGGTGGCAATGTAGGATTAGTACCAACCTCTTTAATATTTTTAGTTCTATTACTTTGATTTTTTCTATTAGATTTTTTAACAACTATTTTAGGCAAGTTATTTTTTAATTTAAAATAATAATCAAAAAAACCATCTTGATTAGACATAGTGGTCATTTTATAAAATACATTTTTATTATAAGCAAGAGTAGAAGAAACCTCATAATCAAATTCAATATTTTCATTACCAACTTGATGTCTTTTTTTATCTTTATAATAATAAAATCTTGTCCAATTCTTATCATTAGTATGTTTGTGTTTATACTTTTGAATAACATCAGTAGGACAAAAAACTTTAAAATCAGTTAAAACATTATTTTCATAATCATTCATTTTATATTATGGAGAGAAAAATATAAAATAAAAATATTGATTATATATAAATGAATAACGATTTAACAATCTTGCCCGTAGTAGCAGAAGATAATGAAGATGAAAGCAACAAGAGGGAATTACACCCAAATATACCAAATGTATATAAAGGTCAGCTAATTAGCTTGGTCGGTGGAGTTAGAATGGGTAAAGGCACTTTGTGGAATAATTTTTTGCATAATCCAAATTTTTATGGCAGTAGAGAAGGAGATGAAGATATGTTTTCATCTGTAACGGTAATATCCCCCACAGTATGGAATGACTCGACAAGTCGCTTTACAGCAAAGAAATATAGAGATACTTGTTATGATGCTTATGATAATAAAATAATAACGGATTTAATTGGTATGCAACAAAATAAAAAAAAGGTAGAAGAAAATGATACAAGTTATGCGTTAATAGTAGATGATTGTTATGGAGAATTTGATAGTAGAAGCAAGACAACGGGTGCAGTAATTCGCTTGGCGAGTAGGTTCAGGCATTATGTAAGGAAAGGTGACCCATGTATGTATTTATATTCAACACAAAAATATTTAGATTTAGCACCAATTATTAGGGCAAATTCAACAGGTATGATAGTGAGTGGAATGATAAAGAATACAAAGGAACTTGATGCTTTAAAATATGATTTAAATGATACATTTGGTGGTAAATTTGATGAGATAATGGCTCATGCACAGGGAGATATGTATAGTTGGATATATTTTCGTCTTGATAGTACGCCACCTGAAGCATATTTAAATTTTCATACTCAAGTTTATTAATTTTTTTTTATGTTACAAGAATATAAATGAGTATTACTGGATTTGAAAGTGCGATACAAAATAATGTGAAATCCTATGGTGATAATTTAGCATTATTACGGGATAATAATATTATGCAACGAAATAATGCTTTAGCTGGTCTTCAAGGAGAATTTGAGAAATATTCAGAAGTTGCTAAACTTGGTTTAGAATTACCAGTAGCGGTAGAAGGAGTTAAAGGTATAGCAGGACGAGCTGGAGATTTATATAATTTTATATCACAGGGTGGAGCAAAGTCAGCTCTTGATAAAGCGAGGGGACAGATAGAAGGAGCAGCGGGAAATATCAAATCTCAAGTATTATCAAAAACAGATGAACTTTCACAAAGACTTGATAATTTAAGGACAACATCTGCCTTTGGCGGGGAGCAAAAAATGGAATTTAATCCAATAGCAAGAGTAAAGGAGAATGCTATGAGAGCAAAGAATGATGTAGAAATGACGGAAACAGATTATGGTAAAGGTGGAGATTTTAGTTATGGAGGTTCTGTAGGTTCAGGAGAAACAAAAACACAAGCACCAGCAGAAGAGAGCTTTGAAGGTTTTGATGATTTAGATGAATATGGATTACCAAGACCAAGTGAGCCACTTGGAACGGGAGAGCCAAGTTTATTTTCACATGAAGAACCCAGATTTTCCACACAGAGAGGTTTGGATAGTGGCTTTGAAAACGATAGAATGGGAATAGGAAATATGGGTAAATCGGGTAGGGACTTTCCTTTACGTAAACAACCAGACCAAGGATATAATGAATTAGATACAGAAGAAAGACCACCACCAAGACCGACATCAAAAGCACCTGGAGCAGGAGAATTTGATGATGAATTAAGTAGTGCAGCGAGCCAAGCAGCAACAGAAGAGAAAAGTGCCGCATCAGGATTAGGTGATGTTTTAGATAGTGCTGCTGCATCAACGGGTGGAGAAATAGCGGGAGCAGCAGAAGAAGGTATAGGAGCAGGGCTTTTGGCATCTGGTGTATTTGCCCCATTAGGAGCATTATTAGAAGGACTTGGAGCAGCAACAGAATTAGGTAGTGTAGGAGCAGGAGTATATGGAGCTGTAGAAAGTTTTCAGACAGAAGCAACAGAAAGTGCTTTAAGAGATAAACCATTACCAACAATAAGCCAACCAACATTAGATTTAGGAGGAAGAGTAGCCGCTCCTATACTTGCTTAACTAAATATTTATTTTAAAAATAGAAATAAATATTTTTTATATTAGTATATTATAAAATGAGTGTTCCAACTTTGTCCAAATCTATTTTAACTGATAGAAACAGTGTATACACAGAACAGGATATTATTGAAATCTTTGTTAGTCCAGAAGAAGTGCCTCTTTTAAACGCCAGTCAAGGGTCATATCTTAAATTTTTACTTAAAGTAAAAGCAGACGCAACTGAAACTAATTGCATCGCACAGCCTGACCCTATGGCGGGTGGTTCATCTGTAATTTCAACCATATCCATATATGATGGTGCTAATTCCCAATTATTAGAGCAACTTGAAGATGTAAGCACATGGACTGCTATGTATTACCATTATTCCAAGACCCAAGGTTTAGAGAATATGAGAACTTTGATGGAGGGGGTTTCGCCTGTTCAAAGTCGTGCTTTGAAAAGTCAATATTTTACTTTTGACCCAGTTGATGGTACAACTTTTAAAGAGGTTGAATGTGTTGTTCCCCTTTATATGAGTGGTCTTCTTGGACAGGGAGCAAAATTACTGCCTGTAATAGCCTTAAATGGTATTCGCATTCGTATTCAGCTGCAAAAGAAAGAAGCAGCTTTAAGAGCTTTAACTCAAATAGGATATTCAAGCACAGCGGCAACATATACGGGTATTCGACAAATTAGAGGTCTTCCAACTGCGGGGGCAGAACTCCCAGAGGCATTTGGAGCGGCGGTTGCGACGGCAGGAGCGGCTGCAAATCCAGCAATAGCTGGTTTTTCTGTAAATACATCGGGAGTTGATGCTGTTCCACCCGCCACAATCCAGGCTGCTCTCGCTGACTTTAGTAATATTGCTTATTCTGTTGGTCAAGATTTATATGTTGAACAGATTGCCCCTGACCCTCCTCTTTTCTTGGGAACTATTACTAATGTTGCCTCTGTAGCTGGTCGTCCAACTTATACTTGTGCGGGTGGTGCTGCAAATGTAGGAGCAGCAGGTATTGCTGCTAATGGTAGAGTATATGTAGATGCTAATTCTTTAAAGGCTAATTTTGAAATGAAAAATGTAGAATTTGTTTGTTCTGTAGTCCAAGCATCAGGTGAAACTATGAATGGTCTTATGCGACAAGTAAGTAGTGGAGGTGGTATTCGTATTGATTATCCTTCATATAATTTATATCGTCAAAATCTCCAGGCAGGAATTCCCCGTAGTGAGCTGTTAATTCCGTCAAATGAAAGACGAGCTTGCTCAATTGTGTCGCAGCCTATGCGAAGTGTAGCAAGATTATATGAGGATACTTTCCGTCCTGTAGGAGATGCCTGCCAAAGTTATATTTGGAATATTGCTAATCGTCTAACTCCAAATCGTCGAGTCAGCACAAGACTTGTAGCGACAGCAAATGAGGAAGCAGCCCAGAGATTATCTTGGGACGCAATTCATCTCCATGAAACAGAAAAGGCAATTAGTAGATTAAATATTGTTCCCCGTAATTTATGTGAAAATGCGAGAAATTTCTGTATTCCAAGACAGTTGGCTAAAGATGGTCATTCTTTTAATGCTAATGAGAATGAAATCAGATTAAATGTAGAATATGGTAGTGCAGCGGACGAGAATGTTATTAATAAACTTGTAGGAACTTGGTTATATCATATTAGAACCTGTGTGATTACACCAAATAGTGTTGCTGTTGAATTTTAAAGATAATTTTATATATTTTTCTCTCCAAATAATAAAATGGAAACTATAAAAATATATGAAATAAAAAAAAATATAAAAAAATATAAGATAGTACCAGATATGTTTGATATAAAAATAATAAAATCGTGGGAAAGAGAACACGACACCTCACTTGACCCGACAAATTTCGCATATTTTTTATATGATAGATTTGAGAACCATAAGGAATTATTAAAATCTAAAGCTAATGTAAATGAAATCGTTATATCAGGGAGATTGTCTGGAAAAAATGAAAGACTTAAGTGATAATAGTATAGATATAGTCATAGCAGATTTACCTTATGGCAGATTTAAACATTTATCTTGGGATAATGAAATAGATTTAGAAAAAATGTGGAGAGAAATTTGGAGAATAGGAAAAAAGAATTGTCCTGTTTTTTTATTTGGAGATATGAAATTTGGAGTAAAATTAATAAATAGTTGTCCCAAGTATTTTAGATATGAGATAGTATGGAATAAAAAGAGAACAACAACACCTTTATTATCACGGAAAAGACTTGGAAAAGCAACAGAATATGTATTTATATTTTATAAACATCAACCAATATATAATTATGCGAAATATCATCATATAAAAGGGTCAAGAAAGTGTAATAATAAAAAGGTAGAAAAGGGTGAAGGAATGCAATTTCATTATGAAAAAAGCATAAGGAATGTATATGAGCCAAGTTTGCCTTTAAATGTAGTAACAAATAATACATCAGCGGGATTAAATATTGTACATAAAAATAAAAAAATAAAAATACCAAGAATATCTTACGAACCAACATTGCCAACGAATGTTCTGAATCATGAGTTAAATAATACACCTTTGATAATAGGAAAAAAAAATATGTATCACGCAAAAAAAGCAGTATATGAGCCAATATTACCAATAAATGTAATTGAAGAATATAGTGTAAGGAAAGGAAAAATAATAAAAAATATAACAGAAAAGCCTCAATTCTTATTAGAATTTATATTAAAATATTTTAGTAATGAGGGAGATACTTGTTTAGATATGACGATGGGAAGTGGTAGTTGTGGAGTAGCTTGTAATAAATTAAATAGAAATTTTATAGGAATAGAATTAAATGAAAAACATTTTAATTTAGCAAAGGAAAGATTAGATAAAATTTCTCTCCATAAAGTAAAAAAGGAATGTATAAAATCACCTCTCATACAAGAAGTCAAGCCAGAAAATACGGATATATTGTGCGACCTTCAAAAAATAAAGGAAAAAAAATCGCAATCTTTAAAAAAATCAAAAAAGACGGTAAGGTTCAAGAAGTAAAATTAGCTGATGTGGGTGCATTAGGATATGGGGATTACGGAACTTTTATAAGAACAAAGGGTAAGGAATATGCTGATAAACGACGAAAAGCATATAGGTCAAGACATAAAAATGACCCTATGAGCAAAGATGGAAAACGGTCAAGAGCTTGGTTTGCCTTAAATTTATTATGGTAAAGGTTTTCTGATTGAAAAATATTATATTGATAATTAATTATATAATAAATAATAATCAATAATATTAAAATCTAAAGTGATATAAATGAGCAAAAAACCATATAGCATATACCCAGTAAGCGTAATAGATTGTGCGAAGCCAAAATATAAAATGAGAGGTAGTCAAAAAAAGAACGGGGTGACACAAAGTAGTAGAACAGAATTCTCTCCATTTCAAACAGAAATAGGTACATTATGTGCAGAATTCTATTGTAGAGATACATTTCTTATATATGACCCCTTTGCGGGTTGGGGAGAAAGACATAAATGTTGTGTAGACGCATCACGAAATTATTACGGAATTGATAAAAGTCCAGCAGCAATAAAATATGCCAAAGAGAAATTTAATGTAGAAAATCATTTAGGCGATAGTTTAGAAAAAGAAATACCATATCATGATGGATTAATAACGTGTCCGCCATATTGGAACTTGGAAAAATATGAAGGAGGAGGATTATCGAGTCTAAAAAGTTGGGAAGAATTTTTAATATTTTATAAAAAAATATTTGAGAGAGCGGCAGAGAAAGCGATGATAGGTGCAACATATTGTATAATGGTTGGGGATTGGAGGAAGAAGCATAAATTTTATAATTTGAGTTTTGAAACGGAGAGAATTATGAAAAGTCTTGGCTTTGAAACTTGGGATAAGGTAATTGTAAATCAAAAAAAAATATATAATTATTTGAGAATGGGATATAACGCCAAGAAGTTTGGATATTCTTGTAAGGTACATCAATATTTATTAATATTTAAAAAAGTCAAGTAACCAAGTCATAAAAACCAAGCCAAGATATATTTTGAAAGTCAAGATACTAATATCTGAAAATTGAAAACTTTTTTTATAATATAATATCCACCATTACAAACATCTTGACTTTTAAGAATATGACCTCAAAACAAAGCAACGAAACCTATTTTATGAACTTATTAAAATGGACAAAGTTATGGACTTGGAAATCCAAAGGACACACTTATACCATAGAAGATAATAAATTAGTTCCACAAGATTTGAAAGGATATGTGGAATTATCAGAAATTTTAACAAAGGAATTTATATTAGAATATGTAAAATGTGATAATCTTTCAGGTTTTGGTAAAAAGAATTGGAGTGAAAAAGCCATTTGGAAAATTATTGATAGTAATTTAGCCAACTGAAAAACCAAGCCAAGATATAATAAATTTTTTTTAAAGTCAAGGTCATTATCACAAAGGTTATAAACCAAAGGCAAGAGAAAAAGGATATAAAGGCAAGCAAAAGTCAAGACGGCATTTGTCGTCATAACTTGGGTTTTGAAGGCATTCTTAAGCTATAAATAGGAATAAAAAAGTGTACTGATTTTGAGAGCAGAAAGAAAATTGATTTTTTTTTCCATGAACAAAGACTTTGGTATTACAACACAAAAATATCTTGACTTTTAACTATATAATGAACAGAACTCCCGAACAAATCAAAGCAAAGGTCAAGGAAATGCAGAATTTATTCAAAGCATACCCCGACATCTTCCCCCCTGGTTATTTTAGATTTCTGGCTGGTGGTTTAAAAAAAGAAATTACAAGAAGAACAATATTTATGAATAGTGACCAAGGATTTTACTTTAGCTGGTGGCAGGGACAAAGAAATCCTAAACGCTGGAAGATTGAGAAAATCTGTGTGTCCAAACGCAGACAGGGAATAGGTACTTTACTTATGAATTTATTCTTAAAAAAAATAAAAAGAAAAGGGTGGGAAAGTGTGGAATTAAAAGTATTAAAATCTAATGAAGCAGCAATAAAATTTTATAGTAAATTTGGATTTCAAATATGTGAATGTAAAGGTGATTATTGGAAAATGTTAAAAACAAAAAAAATAAATAAAGCGGGTGTAAAATTTAGGCGTCAAGCAAAAATATTTATGATATAATATATATATGAATAATAAAATATGGAAGAATTTACCACAGGATATAGTCAATAAGCTTTTTTTATATCAAGAAACGCCATCTTGTAAAGCATTTAAAGCTGCAAAAATAAGACCAATAACAACATCTATGTTAATGGAAAACTGTTCAGGAACAATAGAATTAAATGATGAGGCTCTTGACCAAGAGCAATATACAGAACTTGATTATGAATGGTTTCATTATTTAGTAACAGAATATTATGATTTAGATATTAATTAATACAAGATAAAATTTAAAAATTAATAATTCTCTCCAAAAATTATTTTATATAGTAAATATAAATGTCGAATATCTCTGCAGTCCGTAAATTTGAAATAGCCCCAGACAATCAAACATCTGGGAATTCTGTTTATTCATATCGCCAGGGTAATCCAATCATTACCTTTAGCATAGCTCCCCAGGAGTATTATGTCCGTTCCAAGAATTTAAAACTTTGTTTTGATGTTGAATTAAAAGATAGTGCTGGAAATCTTCCTAATAATAATAACCAAGATGGTACGGGTGAGCGTGAAGTTCGCCTTAATTCTCGTGTGGGAGTTGCATCTTTATTTCAACAATTAGAAATTAATAATGCTATGAACCAAAATCTTGAAACAATTCGTCATTATGGGCGTCTTTTAGCAAGTCTTTTACCAAGTGGTTCGGGTTGGAATGAATATACAACATATCTTTCTAATGAATTTGGTGTAAGTTCTAATGAACAAGTCCAGGGTCGTTATTTAAATCGTAAGATGTCTGTTGCTATGCCTATCATGGCTGGTATATTTCTTCAAGGTGCTGATATTCCTTTATCTATGAATAATGGTATTGGTGGATTAAATCTTAAATTTTCTCTCCAGTCAAGTATTCAAGCTTTGTTTGGAGGCACTGCAACTACTCCTAATAGTTATTATGAAATTACTAATGTTAGTCTTATGGGAGAATATGCGATGCCAAAGGGTGGAGCATTGCCAAACATTAGTTCTTATCCCTTTAGTGGATTTAGTTCTTTTTATTCTGTAATTAATAATAATGACCAGACCTCGCAGATTAATCCTGCTTTATCCGCAGTTGTGTCTACCTTTACTAATTTCTTACCTACACCTCATATTGCTAATTATGGTCAAGATAGTATGAAAACAACACCTTTGCTTAATAAAAATCCCGCAACTGGTGCTTATGACCTTTTAGCACCAATTACAAAGACAAGCTTCATGCGTGGGGGGGTTTTGTATCCATTACAGTTCCAGCTCGATGAGAACGAGGTAATTGTTCGTAATCCTGCTGTTGGTGATGAATATGCTGGTTCTTCTTATGATGCCCAGCGTCAATATTATTATTCTATGGCTATAAGACCAAGAACCAGTAAAGCAACAGACCAGTTGGCAGGACAGAATAGTGAAAACTTGGCTACAGCTAATGGTGATGAGCAGCATAATGCGGTTACAGCTTTGGATATTAATACTACAGAGAATGGATTTCAGAATGTTTATGGTATTGGTATTAGAGTTGGTGATATGCTTGGAGTGGGTAATACTGCAAACTTTAAGAACCAGTCATATTCAACCAGGATTATATCCAAACTTGACGGGGCTTCTCCTATGTCTTCATATACTTTCTTCCTTTATCGTTCAGTTATTAACTATGATGATAGGGGTCTTGTAAGTATTGTAAATTAGTAAAAAAAATAGCATATTTTAAAAATAATATTAAAATTTATTTTATTTTAGTATTATATAAATGGTAAAAAGCGATTTAGCACAAATGGTTGGTATATCGGCGGCAGAAAGTCAATCACAAAGAGTTGAAACTCGATTAATTGAACCCCGTTCTTTTAGTCAAAGTCAGGCAGTCTTTGAACTACCCCAAGAAGGTATTTTAAGTGATGATGTGGCTTTACAGCTCCAGCTTACTACAAGTCAAACGAATGTAAATCAGAGAAATGACCTTCCTTTAATGGCTGGTGTTCTTGGTTGTTTAGACAGAGTTGAAATGTTTTTTGGTACAACTCTGATTAATGCTGTTGAGAATTGTCCTCATCTTATGCAGATGAAGAATTGCTTGGTTGACCAAGATATTCGTGACCAAACTCATAATGTTTATCTTGGTGCTTTTAGTGGTATGAAAGCGGTTCAGGGAGCAACAGGAGCAAATGCTTGGGGTAAATTAGCTCTTAATGCTTTAAATACATTTCCCCAAGCATCTACGAGAGCAACTCAAGGTGTTCTTGGTTTAGTTGAAACTTCAGCAACAGAATGTAATAAATTAGACCATTTCCGCACTACAGCAAGCGATAGAACAACGCCTTTTTGGACTATCAAACTCAAAGAAATTTTTCCAGTACTTTCCCAAATTCCACTACCTTTGTTCGCACTCAAAGAGCGTGTTAGGTTTGTCTTTCATTTCTCTGCTGATTTAGCAGGCAATAGATGTGTTGCTGGTAATACTGCAGCGGGAGGCGGAGCAACTCCTTTTACTACTGGTAATAATATTCTTCAATCATCATGTAAATTATCAACAGATTTAATTTATTATGAAGACCAGGTTGGTGTTCCAAGTCCTATGCTCCGCATTCAACAGGAGCTTGAAAAAGGTGTAAGTCTTGTAATGACTGATTACGTAAACGTTATTTCTACTCTGCCTGCCCAGGCAGTTCCAGCAGGAACAAATGCATCGCAGCCTTTATCAGTTCTTCTTGGTCTTGACCACCAGATTGTTCGTAATCTTTTAATTGCTACTCCTCCTCCTCCTAATTTTGGAGCTGCTCCTACTACTCCTGCTAATAGAATTTTAGGTAATTATTTATCAAAAGCAAGTAATGTTGGGACGACTTTACAGGTTAGTATTAATAATGAGAATATCTTTCCTTCACCTTTGAATACAACATCAAAATTATATAATGAAATGTCCCAAGTTGAAGATGTTCCTATTAAAGTAAATAGAGGTCTATACTCTGCTGATGGACAGACAACAGGAGCAGGTGCTTATGCTCTTGATGCTAATCAAACTGCCTTTGATGCTGGACAGTTCTTCCATGGAGTTCCAAACACAGAACTAAATTTTGCCCTTAATTATCTTGGTGTAAATCTTTCCAAAGATGCTGGTATGAATTATGTTGGCAATGGTACACAAATTGGTCGCCAGCCTGTAATTGTAACTCTTAATAGAACCAGAGTTCCCACAGATGTTGGTCAAATCAGAGTTCTTATTTGGGCAGAGGTTGAGAGAATGATGATGATAAAATCTGGTAATATCTTTATGAGTGGTCAGTAAATATTTAGTGTAATTTTATAATATCTTATTATACTAAATGGCGACTTTGCAAGGGACAGAAACATATTTAATAGAATGTTCAAGAGAAAATAGTGCAATAAATATCGATGACGATGATGATACTAATGGGTCATGGGCTAATGAAACAGACTTTGTTATTAAGCGAGGCGACAAAATTAGCGTGGAAATGGTGTGTGCTAATATACGAGGTTCTGGAACATCTGCACCGACTATAGAATTTAGCGGTCAAGATGTGGTTGTGAATGGAGAAACAAAGAAATATTGTGATACGAAAGTAATGCTTGAAGTATTTTTTTATATGAATAATAATAATACATATAGTGTTGGATTACCTCTGATTCACCCAAATGGAGGAATAAATGGAAATGGAGGAACAACAGGGAGTGGATTTACAAATCTTGTATCACCATATAATTTAAATCCAAGAATACCTCAAAATACTGTAACAAATCAAGTAAGAAATTATCGAGAGGTAAATATGGGATATGGTTATGTTTTTCCATTATATGATGGATATTGGAATACTCCAGCTTTACCTTTTTTTAATTCAAGAATAGATATATCAGGTGTGAATGCTCCAGTGCCACAAAAATATTGTTATGGAATATATCAATATCAAATAGAAAATCCAGTAGGTGTTTATACTTGGTTGGCTCCTGGTGTAGTATTTGCTCAAGGTGACCCTGGAAGAATATCAAGAGTTCGTATTCAACCAAGTGAAATGTCTGGTCAAACGACACCTTTACCTGATGCCTCAAATAATTTATTTACAGATTATGATAATGGAGTAATAAAAGGAAGAACAGGAGATTTATATCAAAATAATTTTTATGTAGGAAATCATATATATATTAATAATAATACAGAACCTGATGAAGCAGATTTACAAGTAGATTGGATAGGAACAATAGTAAGAATATTTGGAACAGCAGGATTAGGAACACCTGCTTTTAATGTGAGAGTATTAGAATTAGAATTAGATATAACAAATACAGCTTATGGTCGTCAAATAGATTGTGAATGCGGGGATTGTGCAGTATATGTGGGAGGGACATATTTAGATGGTGATTTTTATAGAAAGCCTTTATTCGATATAAAACCAGGTTCAAGTCAAGAGGGATTAATGAATTATGATAATTTAGATTTAGCAAGTATATCACCAGTAGCAGGTAAATTTGCGGGTAATGGTTATATGAGAGGAGATAATGCTATGTTTTTATATTCAAGAAATACAAGAAAACCACAGACGGGACAAAGTCAAGATTTAAATTTATTTCCAAGTACAGTATTTGAGCCAGCAAGTTTTACAGCAGATGCGGGTGATTATGGGGAACTTGAACCAACAGCACAATTTGGATATAGAAATGCGAATATAGTAAAAGAATGTAATAATGACCCATATATCTTTATGAGAAATGACCACTTTGGTAGTGGGCGAAGAGGTATGAATAATGAAAAGATGCCATTAGCAGAACCGATGACGGCATTTATATATATTTCTCTCCAAGAATTACTTCAAGATGTTAATAGTGTAACAGCAATTATAAATGAAAGATTAAGAGAAACATTAACAGGAATAGGAACAACACAACAGCAAACGAATAAAATATTATTAAATTCAATAGAAAATCCAGATGATAGAAAGCCAGCAAGTAATGTAGTACCATATTATAATAGAGTGGGTTTTTATGATAGATTTGTGACGGAAATAACAGCAGGACAACAACAAAATATATTGATGAAACAACCAGTAAATGCTCAATATCGTAATGAAATAACGGATATAATACCTATAAAAAATGGGGGTTGTGTGAAAGTGCAACCAGCAAATTTTACATCTGGAAGAGATTACTTGGCTCAATCTTATGGTAAACAGTATGGTGGAATACCACGAGGTGAAGACAATACAGTAAAACCAAGTCAAGCACAATTAGATAATATAAAAGAAACGACATACTTGAGAGAGATAGAAACAAGTAGTCAAAATCAGACAACGGCAACAGAAACAGTATCATCTTTGGTTTTTGTGCCAGAAGTGCCTGGATTTTATACGCCACAGCCTGATTTAGTAACACCACAACCAGACCTTTATACGCCACCAGTTCCAGAAATACCAGCAACAACAATAAATTATAATACGACAGCAGACGGTTTTAATGCTTTGGTAAGTGATTTTGATGTAGCAAATAATGTAATACCATTAGTATTAAATAATGGGGCAAGATTATTTACAGATGATGGAGGACTTGGTAGTGATTATTCGACATCTCATTCGCGTCATATAACTTATGATGCTGGTGCGGGAAATAAAATATTAATAAATCCTCGTTCTTTTGAATTTGAACATTCAAGTTATTCTATGTACGATAGATTAGGTATAACTTGTAGTAATACAGTAGCAGGATTATCAACATCTTCTGGAAATTTATCAAATTCTGATTCAACATTATCACAATATTTATATCAATCATCATCACAAAGTCCTGGAACAATATGGGGAAATAGTTGGGGAAATGGAGGAAATCAAGGAGATGGTTGGATATTTCCATCGTCATCAGGAACGGATAGTAAAGGAAATAATAATAGTGGTTGGATAAATACTTGGTATGAAATAGATGCTCGTTATGTGAGATTTTATTTTAAAAGTGATGGAAGTGCAACAGAGCCAGGTTGGGATATATTAGTAGCTCGTCAAGTGAATACTCCATTAATTCCAGCAGTTCCTGGTTTTTACACGCCACAGCCAGATTTAGTAACCCCGCAACCTGACCTTTATACGCCACCAGTTCCAGCAACATATACAACAAGTGTATCAACAACAGATACAATAACAGATGAATTAGCGGAAGTAAATTTCCAAGGTTGGGGAAATCCAATATATGGAAATATGGCGACATCAAATTTATATAAATATCAATTAGGTGATAGATGGGCAAATTTACCAGTAGATAGTTGTGACCAAGTGAATTGGACAGGAGCAGATGGAGCAATACCACGGCAAGTAGGAAAAACAATAATTTTAAATAATAAATTAGAATATGAAGTATTAGATTTTACATTTCCTCAAGGAGTAAATGAATATATTGCACCATTAAATAAATATCCAACAGAAAAACCACTATCATTAATATGTAATAAATTACATGAGAACCAATTATTATATACAAATATTCCTTTTCCAAATTCAGATGATGGAGAGAAAAATTGGGCAGAGTTTGCGAAGGCTATGAGAAATTATGAAACATATTATAATAAAAATAATAATCCTCCAGTAGGTTATAAAAATCAAAGGAAAGATGTGGGTAATTGGATATTTGACGGTGATATAGGTATGACTGATGATAGAACAACAGCCCAATTAAGGACACAAAATGGTAGTACATCTTTTCCTCCTCCTTTAACAGAACCAAATCACCCATATAATCCACCACCTAATTGGACGCAAGACCCAAGTAGCGTTCCACAAGGAAAATATCAACAAAATAGACCTTTTATTTATGATTGGTTAAATCAACCTGATACAAATGCGATGCTTTCAACAGACCCAGTTTATGGTACATCACTTGGATTACCTCAACCGTTAGTATTACCAGTCCCAGCGGGAGGTCAAGCAACAGCAGATTATAGACCACAAGTATATGATGTGAGTAGAACATTAATATGTCCAACAACAACAAGTGAAATATTTGCTGGTATATCAGCTCGTTCAAATCTTGATGAGGAAGAGAAATTTAGAATGTTAAAAGAACTTGGAAGATTAAAAATGAAAAGTAGATTTCAAAAAGATTTTTTAAAATTAGCAAAAAATTTCCAGGGTAATAAAATAATAAATTTAGCCCCACCACTAATAATTGACCCTCATGATACAGGTTTTGAAGCAGCAAATAATCCTCCTGACCCAGATTTCAAAGTAGATACAACATTTATGGAGGGTCTTGATTTAGGTTTTTATCCGTATACAATGTATCTTGGTGGAGGTATAACAAAGACATTTTGTGCAATAATGGTTGGAACAGATTATACTCCTGATAAATCAAAATTATCAACAATAAATTTTGGTAGTATGTGTTGGGGAAATAGTATAGGAATATCGAATAGTTTTTATGATAATCACGCAATATGTCCAGTAAATAATGACCAAGTAAAAAGAGGAGAACCTTTATCAACAGTAGTAGTAACAGCAGGTGAATGGGTAGAAATAGGAACACAAGAAACATTAGGAGTAGAAACAGATAATGCTTATCAAGCACCTTTGGCAGATGCGAATGCTTATACACAGACAACAGGAATAGGTAGTATTCCAAAGACGGAATGGGATTTTACAACAAATTTTCCAGCAAATCCAGCTTATGAAAATCCTGATGTAGCAGGAAGTTATAGATTAAAATTAGAATTTATTGATAATTTTGAATGGGGTCAATCATCAACATTAATATGGGAACAAAGTAGTTTATTAACGGCAGGTGCAGTAACAGGATTTAATTTAATATCAGCAGATGACCCAGCTTGGACAGCATCATCAACTCCAGCAGGAGGTAGATTTACGGGATTATATAAAAATCCTTTATTATCAGCAACGAATACTTGGGTTTTAACAACAGGAACAGGTATAGTAAGTGATGTATCAAGTCCTCCTTTTGTAACGGCAATAATTCCAGGAGTATTCCAGTGCCAAGGTTTAGGTGAGCCTGGAGCATTTATGAATGGTCAATATACTGGGAATCAGAATAATAGTTATGCACAATATTCAGCAGCAAAGTTATATGTTTATAAATTTCCAACAACAACATCAGGTTCTCCAGTTCCAGTAAATCTTGGTTTAGAACAAAATAAAGTAAATTATGTTTGGACGGGAGCAACACAGCCAACATTTCAATATGATGGTGAAAGAGGACGGGTACAATTTACACAATTACAAGAAGATAATATTTTAAATCAAAAATCAATACCATATTCAAGTTCAACAATTAATCCATCATCAACAACGGGGACAAAGGCAGGTATAATAAATACAGCATGTGAAGATGCGGTTTTTAGTCGTAATAATAGAATAGATGATTTCCAAGCAAATGCGAAAACAGAACCAAGTAGAAATACGGGAGTGAGAGCAGAAATATCAGGAATAGGAGTATATAAAATATGGTTATGTCCAGAAAATTATGAGCCACCAAATAATATAAATCTCTCCAGTTATTGGAATAATAGAGCATCAGGAGAAAATGCGGAAGGTAATAATGAAATATCATATTGGGGTCAAACAAAAATAAATAGAGATAAAATAATAAAAAATTGTGTGGAAGCAGATGAGGATAATTGGGAGAATTCTTTATTTTCAAGATTAGGTTTTCAATCACATAGAGAATTATTACCAGCTTATGGTAAGCAAGAAAATAGATTTAATCCATCAACATATAATCAAACAAGACCAGATAAAATAGCAAGAGGAACAAAACCATTAATATTATGTAATGCAGTAGATAATAGTATAGACCCCGCTTTGAATACATTTTATAGTGCAGCACCAGACGCATCAGGAGTGAATGGAATTCCTATGTATAGTAATGGATTTTTAAATGATGAGAGTGTATCTTTACAATTAGTAAATCAAGCATTAACAGCGACAGCACCTCCAATATTATCAACATCACCATTTTTATTAATAGAAAGTGATATATGCCAAACAAATTATAGGAGTGGTAGGACGCAGCAAAATGTATTATTTTATTTAATGAAAAATTATCAAGCGAGTAGTTTTATATATGGATATGGGTCATCATATACTCATACAGCAAACCAAGATAGAATGTTGTCTTTAGTGAATACAGCTTTGCGAGACCCAATAACGGGAAGATTACAAAAATGTTCGAGTAATTCAACAATAATATATAAAATTCAAAGAGATGTTACAATATTGCCTCCGCAAACAGATGCATTAGGCAACCCACTTGACCAAGAGCAACCTCCTAATAGAACGGATAGATTATTAGAACAAATAGTAGAGAATACAGAGAGCAATACAAGTAGAGGTGGAGGAGGTCTTGGAGCAGGAATAGGTGGAGGAGGAAGAGGAGGAAGAGGAGGAAGAGGAGGAGGTGGAGGAAATATAATAGGAATACAAGAAGCATTAGTAGGTCAAGCACAAGAACACGCGGGTGCGACATTAAATATAGTGGAAGGAGAAAGGCAAGCGGCAGCATTAGAACAGATGTTTGCACAAATAGATGCGAATCAGAATTTATCACCTGAAGCAAAAAATCAATATACAATAATGGGAAC